TTGTAGGTGTCATGACCGGATTCGGCCTGACTGTCAAAAGCCTTGTCATATCCGTTGGATCTGCCCGCGCCTTTCCCTGCGGTGTGTCCTGATAATATTTAAGCGGCAGCTTCCCCATGGTCTCTGACAGCATCTTGATGCATGTATAGTAGGTGGCCTCACCGAGCGCCCCGCCGCGCCTGCTTCCTACCCCCAGCCACTCCAGCAGCCGTTCATCATCCAGGGAAACCGCAGGCCGGACCAGCCCGTTCCATATCTGTTTTAGTTTTTCTCTGATTCTCCTTGCTGCATCTCCTCCAAAAACCGTTTCAGGTAATCCTGGTAATCCTCTGCGTCAAAATCATGGTAAAGGGCCAGCTTGAATCCGCACAGGACCGCATCCACCGGATCAATGCGTTTCGTGGTGGCGTCCTTGTCGATCTTGATAAGCCCGTTGTTCTGCCGGATCACGGCATTGCTCATGGCATAATTCAGCAGCGGGTTTGGCAGGTAAAGCACATTTCCGCTGTATACCTGCTCACGGAAACCCTGGGTTGCCTCATTGAGGCTCTTATGGGACTGAAATACTTCCTCCACCTCATACCCCTCATCCGAAAGTTCCAGCATCAGTTTGCTGGAATTGGCCGGGTCAAAGCAGAGGGTCTGGATCCGCCATCCATTTTCCTGGCAGGTCGTAAGGACGTACTCCATCACCCGTCCCTGGTCCACCACCTGGGTGTCTGTCACCTCCACGCAGCCCATCCGCTCCCACGCATCGTAAGCCACCTTGTCCTTCATTATATGCTCCCTCAGCTTCTCCCGCGTCGGAATAAAGCTGTGGGAAAATACAGTGTATTTCACAATCCTTTTCCCGTACCGGTCTGTTTCATCAGACTGGTACGGCAGCACAAAGGCCACGGATGTCAGGTCCGTCTTGGCTGACATGTCAAATCCCACGTAAACCGGCATCCCATGGGTGTCAACCGGAAGCACAGCCACTTCGCATGCCTTCCATTTCGTCATGTCCATGTAGCCGTTCTCCCGGGCCTGCATCCAGATATTCAGGCACTTGGTATAATAGGACGCCAGTTTCTCCGGAATCTCCCTCGCAATCTTCCATTCGTCCAGAAGCTTCTGCAGGCCAGCGGCGTAAAACGCCCTTATGGGATTTGCCTTCTGGAGCGTCCGCACGTCCTCCGGGTCGTCCCCTTCGTCAGCCTCACAGATATCCACAAAATACTCATCGTTCTCCACATCCACATCCGGATCCAGGATCTTGGAACAGTAGGTATATTCCTCTGTATAGCACGGATAAGTCAGGTCCTTTCCCGCCGTGGTAATGATCATAAGAAGCGGCTCCTTGGTAGCTGCGCCAAGGCCCAGGTCATAAAAGTCCGTCGTCGGATGCTGGTGGTATTCGTCCAGGATCAGCCCCGCGGGATTGGTCCCATCACCTGACCGCCCGTCCTCCTTGCTGAGTGGAAGAATGAAACTCCCGGTCTTGCGGTGTTCGATGATATCCCTTGTAATCCTGAATTTCAGTTTCAGTGGGGAATTTTTCAGCATCAGCCTGCACTCATTGAAGATGATTTTGGACTGCTGCCGTTTTACGCCTGCTGTATAGTACTCATATACTTCCCCGTTCCGGGTGGCCTGTTCGGATATCTCATTCAGCGCCACCCCGGCCTCCATCTGGGATTTGGCGTTCTTTCTGGCTACTTCCACAAAAGATTTTTTGAAGCGCTTGTATCCCGTGTCCCTATGCCGCCACCCGTAAAGCTGGCAGAGGAAAAATTTCTGCCATGTGGTCAGTATAATGGGCTGTCCGGCCAGCTCTCCCTTTGAATGGCGCAGGTAGGAAAACCAGGTGACGATTTTGGCCGCCCGCTCCTCATTCCAGATATAGGGAAAATCGCTGGTCCCGGCCCGCTCCAGGTCATGGAGGAATCTCTGGCAGGCCTGCCGGTGTTTCCGCCCGGACGGGATTCTGCCTTCCAGGCAGTCCCTGGAATACTGCACCAGTTCTTCCCTGACTGTCATCATATATCACCAAATTCATCTGCTATCTCATCCTCAATTCTGTCCATCCTGGCTGCTGCCGCTTTAAGCCTGCTGTCAATGGTAAGTCCACATAGGGAAGCGAATTTCCGCATTTCCTCTGCATACTTTTTCTGCACCATGATCAGTGGGTTTTCCGCTTCGATCAGGATGCCCTGGGCAGACTGTTTTTCCACAATCAGTTCCTGGCCTGCAAGCTGGGTGGTGGCCTTCCGGTACATGGCATAGGCATTGCAGTACCCGGCCAGGCTGGACAGATCCAGGTTCCCGACGATCTCTATCTTTTTCAGGTCCTTGAGAATACGCCGGTATTCTCTTTTTGCCACAGAATCCACCAGCCAGGACGGGGGCTTTGCAAGGTCCTCTGCCCCGGTACTAACCGCCTGCTGCTCCATCTGTCTGCGCTCTTTTTTCTCTTTTGTCAGGTTGCCGGCCTGCTGCTCCAGGGGCTTCCGGTTCCTGGACATTCCTCCACCCTCTTTCAGAATTTTTTATTTGGAATTTTGTGCAAAGAAAGCTGGGGCAGCGGTCTTGGGGAAATGCCTGGAACTTTTTGCATCCCCCCTCCCCTGCCCCGGATGATCTTTCTCAGGATCTGCTGGGTTCCTGCCTTGTCTGTTTTGTACAGTGCGTGTATTTCATCGTGGCTGGCACGGGACACCGGGACCAGGTTGCCATAAACAAAGAACTGGCCTTCGTCGTCAGACGACGGTACGATGTGATGGACGGTTTCAGCATACGCAATACGTCCGTGTATGTGCAGCGCCCACTGGTCCATGCCGTCATACCTGGCCATGACTGCTGCCCGCAGATCCCGCCACCTCTGGGTGTGGTACAGCTTATACACGCCCTCCGGTTTCCGGTACTCCCTCCGGCAGTCCGGGCAGGATGTCCCGGTTGGTATCCGTTTCCTGCACATGGAACACCGTTTGTAGATCATCATTATCCCTCCTGTTCCGATTGCAGGGGGAGGACTCGAACCTCCGGCTTCCAGCTTAGGACACTGGCGAGCTAGCCTGCTGCTCTACCCTGCGGTAATAAAAAGGCAGCAGAAAGCACCAGCCTGGTATGACTGGTGCTTTCTGCTGCGTGTTCTGTTATGGGGATCTGGCATCCCCGGATCTGTACTGTCCTGCGTTCCGGGTGGTACGTTTAGTTTTTCCAGCTTAAATTATACCACAGAAAAACCGTCAAAACCGTCGTTTTCAATTTTTTTTAAAAATCTGTCGTGTCGGCATCTGCAACTGCTTTCCGTGTATACTTTTCCAGAGTCCTGATAGATAACATTCATGTGGCTGGCCGTCTGAATCCAGTTCAGGTCTTCCACATAATACAGTGTCAGAATGTTCCTGATTTCAACATCTTCAATACTGGCTATATATTCTTCCGCCCGCATCAGTTCCTCCAGCAGCTCTTGTTCTTCCTGCATCAGCCTATCCCGGCTCCGCTCCAGGGCTTTCTCCGCTTCCCGCGCCGCCCGGTAGGGATATCCGGTGATCCGGACGGTTCCCAGGGGCTTCTTCCCGCGCTTCCCGCAGGATACCGTGTCCCCTACCAGGTGCCCTCCTTTCCCGAGACGGTCCAGCCGCTTCTGCCGGTCTTTTACCTGCTGCCTGAGCAGGTGCACCCTGGCCAGCTTGTCCGCATACTGGACCAGTATCTCTTTTCCCAGTGGTATCCCCTCCCTCTGATCCGGAATATTTACTCTACCCGGTTTTTGAATTCCCGTTTTCCGAACAGATACTTCTCAACTGTGTTCTGCTCAGTCAACAGTCGTCTCATTGCTTTCAGCAGCTGTGCATTCTGTTTGTCTGTATAAAACTTATGGACATTCTCATACAGCTGGACTTTATCCTTGGCCTTTCTGCGTTTCCTGTGGCTCTGCTGGAGCTTTGTGGCTACCCGGTTTCTCTCTGCCTTGTTTTCAGCAAATTCCATGTCATGGAGAAATGTCTGGACCCTGCAGTCTTCCTCCCCGACTTCCGCGTAGGCGGCTTCATATTCCCGCTTCGAGAACTCCAGGAAGTCCAGCAGTTCTGCGATGTATTCACTTGGCTTCTTTTCCATCATCTTCCCTTCACCTTCTTCTGTCCGGGTCCGGGCACAGTTCCGTGTAACAGTATGGCGGCATCCGTGCTGGCCAGGTCTGCGGCTTCGGTCCGTACCGGATGTATGTATCTGTTTCTGTGTCCTGCTGCCTGCCTGGCCTCTCCTGGTCCCCGGTCGTACCATAATGGCTGTTACGCTTTCTCCTTCGTGCCATGAAGGCTGTCTCCTTTCTCCGGTGCCTTCTTTCTGGGACACCAGGCAGGGGACGTTTTGACCGGGACTTCGTGGCTGTATCTTTTTCCGGTTCCAAGATATCCATGGGATTTTACCATACGGCGCTCCATGAAATATCTGTAAATATAATCCTGGTCCGGGTGTTTGCACCGGAAGTCACTGGTATCCCTTCTGTAACTTCTGAATTCTTCGCAGAATTCACACTCTGAACATTTTACTTTTTCTTTCTTCATCTTCACTGCTTCCTCCTTCTGGTGCCCTGTATCCGGGGCCGGCCCAGTACCTGGGTCAGCGCCCACATCTCCCACAGTTCAATTTCACACATCGCCGCGGCCACACCGGCCACAAACGGATCTTCTGACCGGGCCTTCTCCTGGTGGAGCCGGAACCGCTCCGTTATGTAGGCCAGCTGGCTGCTGGTTCTCCGGTCTGTCCGGATCATCCGTCGTCCTCCTCCATATAGCGCTCAGGCAGCGGTCTCCAGGCATTTACAAACAGACCCTGACTTATACAGCTCTCGTCATTGTCACCCGCGTAGAATGACGCCCCTCCGTCTTCGTCTTCGTCGTACCTGCCGGACACCGGTGCATGGTAATTTTCAAATGACAGAAGTATGTACTTATCCTGGGGCGGTTTCTGCCCTTCATCTTCCACCGGAATCCACCGGTCTTTTCTCTTAAGGGCGTTTACTTCCCGGCACTTCTCCAGGTACAGTTCGTTCATCTCCAGGATCTGCCCCGGCTGGAGCCCGGTCTTTTCGTAATCCCTGAGTTTGCACAGTGCCCCGTAAAGACTTCCCTGGATCTCACTCCACGGTATTCCTGTTACTTCCCAGTTACCGTCCGGGCTCTGTCTGGTCAGCATTTTATTCCACTGCTGCATCTTTCTCCTCCTTCATCTGTTTCAGATATTTTCTTACGGTAAACTCGCTGATTCCCAGTTCCTGCCCGATCTTTATGTTGCTCCACCCGGCATTGTGCAGGGCCATGAGTTTTCCGGTGTCCACCTTCACACGCCTCCCCTGGCCTTCTTTTTTGCGGACTGTTCCGTTTCTGCTGCGTCCTGCCTGCTGCCGTCCCGGCTTTCCGTGGCCGGTTCCGCCGGTGGTGTTTCTGTGATCTCCTGGAAAAGGTCCTTTTCCAAAGCCGGAACTTCCCGGAAGAAAAGGCAGCCGTCCAGCAGTCTGTCCAGGGTTCCCGGTTCATAGTCCTCCCAGCCTCCCGGCTCTTCAGTAGTTGGCCCCATCATCAAAACCTCACATCCGCGTGCTGCCAGTTCCAGCGCTTCCTTTCTGCTGATCTGTCTTACCATCATCTTTTCTGTTTCCCTTTCCGCTGTAATGCTTTTAAAAATTCCACCAGCTCGGATTCGCTGTCCGAATGGCGGCAGTACCGTTTATGGTACGGCCACATGCTACAGCCGTTTGACTGGTTCATTCCCGGCTTCGGCCCTCCTACCAGGTGCAGGAAACTGCTGGTGTATTCCGGCACTATTCCGTCCGCACCATGCTGGTATTCATCCACGATCAGGACCGCCCCGTTGCCAAATATGTACCGGTAATACTTTGCGCCGATGTTTCTGTCCTCATACCACAGCCCCCAGTCCTGGTAGTTTCTCAGCCATGCTTTCCGCTGGTCATTGTTTTTCAGGACCGGGAGTTCCGGCTGGACCGGGACGGTTTCTTCTTCCGGTTCCCTGCCTGCTGCCTCCTGCCCTTCATACGCTTCCAGCAGGTTCCGGTATGCCTCAAGCTGCATGGCATGTTTCGTGTAGAAGTCCGGTCCAACTTCGTCCCTGTGCGCTTCCACTGTTTTCATCATTTCTTCGGCTTTCCTGATCATTTCCTCCAGTTTCCGCCGGTCATAGGCAGCAGGTGGTTCCGGAGCTGCCTCCGGCACTTCCACGGAATCTGTATCAATAACGGATTTTTCCGGTTCCTTGCCGGTATTTCCGGCTTCTGTTCCGGTTTCCTGGTCATTTGGGGCGGATTCCTCCGGTTCCGTTCCGTCCTGCAGTATCCCGGCCAGTGCCCTCTGGCAGGCATCCCCGCAGATGTCCCCGCACTCCATGCAGCACGGTTCTGCTGTTCCGCTCCCCAGTGTATGGTATGCCAGGCCGTGCTCCACGAACTGGCAGCTCCCATTCTGCCCCAGTTCCCCCAGTTTTTCCATCTGCACGCACGGAAACGGACTGGCCATGGTGGCGTACCTGCACTGGCGGGCCTCCTGCCGGATGCCGCAGTCCATGGCGCAGCTGGAGCAGTAGTACATCCCGCCCTCACATCCGGCAGCTGCAGTCAGGCTTCCTTCCGGGTACCCCCTCACCGGTGTGCCATATGCAGACAGCCCTGCGGAGGAATCCTGCTGCCCCTCCGCCGCTTCCGGTTCCGGAAGTTGCGACGTCGCAACTTCTTCCTGGCAGTCCGTTATCTCTTCCTCCGGCTCTTCCTCCGCTGTCCGCTGTGCCGGACCGTCCTGCTGCGACGTCGCAGCCACTCCCGGATATTCCGTTATATCCATCTGACCGGGAATCTGTTCCTCTTTTGGCTCTGTAGCCGGTTCTTCTGCCTGAATCCCCGCTTCCTTTTCCCGTTTCGGCTTCATCCCCCGGATCTGGCGTACCGGCATGTCCGGGGTTACCTGCTGCCGCTGCTCTTCGGTCATGGAGACCATCTCGATCAGCTGGCTGGCGGAATAGTCCCGGTAGGGTTCTGCCAGTTCCGGCAGTTCCCCCGGCCTGACCTCTTTTCCGAACTGCTCATAAAGACTGATGCACCTGGAAGCCCAGGATTTGTCTTTCTCATAGTTGGCTTCCAGAAATTCCCGGAAGCTGCTGTAATATTTCTCCCACAGACGATCCTCCCGGATTATCCTGAGATAACACCCGACTATCACAAATCCGTCTTTTATATCACGGATACTGGCATCAACCATGCTCTTTGCCTGGTTCAGTGTCAGCCTGTTCTTTTTTATCTGCTCCATCCCGCTTCTCCCCCGTCATCCCCGGGCCTTAACCTGCCCGATCCTTGCCTTCAGCGCCTCCAGGAGACTGTCCTGCGTGGCCTGCTTGCTTCCCAGTGCCTCCATCACCATGGTGTCCACACTTTGGTCCACGACCAGGTGGTGGACCACCACCTTTTCCGTCTGTCCCTGCCGGTACAGCCTGGCATTGGCCTGCTGGTACAGTTCCAGGGACCAGTTAAGGCCGAACCAGACAATGGTGTTTCCGCCTGCCTGGAGGTTCAGCCCGTAGGCTGCACTGGCCGGGTGGGCCAGCATGACCGGGATCTCCTTCCGGTTCCACCGGGAAATGGTCTCCGGCCCTTCCAGCTCTTCCGGCTTCACGCCGCTTTTCCCCAGATACTGCATGATCCGGTCCCGGTCGTGCCGGAAACTGTAGAACACCAGCACCGGGCGCCCCTGGGCTGACTCCACCACCTCCCACAGGGCCTCCAGTTTCTCCCTGTGCACCTCCACCGGCCGGCGGTCCGCATCATACACGGCCCCGTTGCAGAACTGTAAAAGCTTGCCCGACAGAACAGCCGCAGACCCGGCATCCAGGGTTGCCTCGTCCACCTCCAGGAACATTTTCTTCTCAAACTCCCCATAGGCCTTCCGGGTCTTCTCCCCCAGGGCCACATGGACCACATTGTCGGTCCGTTCCGGAAGCTCCAGGTAGTCCCTGGCGGACAGGCTGATGCAGATATCCCGGATTTTCTCCCGGATCGCCTCTTCCGCCCCCGGAAGGGGCTCGTAGGAAAATACCACCTCCCGGTTCCTGGATGCCGGGGTGAAATATTCCTCCCGGTACTTCCCGATCCGGCTGCCCAGGCGCTGTCCCCCGTCCAGCAGGTAAACCTGGGACCAGAGATCCACCAGGCCGTTGGGCGCCGGGGTCCCGGTCAGCCCGCAGATCCGCCGGATATGCCCCCGCACCAGGCACAGGCTCCTGAACCGCTTTGCCTGGGGGTTTTTGAAGCTGGACAGCTCGTCTATGACCACCATGTCAAAGGGCCAGTCATTCCGGTAGTAGTCCACCAGCCACTGGACACTGTCCCGGCCCAGCACATAGACATCGCCGGGGGAATTCAGGGCCCGTATCCTTTTCTGGAGGCTGCCCAGTACCGGCACCACCCGCAGAAGCTTTAAATGGTCCCACTTCCCGGCCTCCCTGGTCCAGGTATCCTCCGCCACCTTCCTGGGGGCGATCACCAGGACTTTCCGGACCTCAAACCGGTTATACCGCAGGTCATTGACCGCAGTCAGGGTGATTACCGTCTTGCCCAGGCCCATGTCCAGGAACAGCCCCAGGGCCGGCTCTGCAACCAGCCGGTTGATACAGTACCTCTGGTAATCGTGCGGTACAAATTTCATTTCCCGCCCTCCGTTCCCCCGGTATTCTTCCCGGCGGCCCTTCTGTCCGGGCCGCTGCCCCGGATGGCCGCGATGGCTGCCGGGATCCCCTCGGGACTGTCCAGGACCAGGACCCTGCACCCAAGCCCCTTCAGTTCCCGGATGCGCATCTGCTGTAACGGTGTCGGCTTCCTTCCCGGTGCCTTCAGTTCCACAAAACCTATGCGCCCGCCTGGAAGCACCACCAGGCGGTCCGGGACCCCGCCATTTCCGGGGGAGACGAACTTGTAGGCCTTTCCCCCGGCCTGCTTTACCGCCCTCCGGAATTTCTCCTCTGTTTCCTTTTCCCTCATGCCGCTCCTCCTTCCTGCCCGCCGCAACATCCCCGCGCGCACACACGTATATATTACCCGTACACGGGGTACGCGGGTGCATATTCCCTTATTACCCTTTATTTTATATTTATATATATAAAGAATGTTGCTATTGTAGCTATAGTAGGGTAACCCCTCATAAAACAAGGCTTTTTGGATGCAACATTCTGCCGTTTTATTTTGTTGCGCCGTGTAGCCCTTGTTGTCCGGCACTTCCCCCGGAATGTTGCGGGCCCGGCGTTGTTGCCGCCCCGGAATGTTGCTATGCCTGCCCCGGCGCCTTCCGCCGCATAAATCCCCGCTGCTTTCCGTAATAGGGCCCAAACGGGGCGGGGCCGCGGCTCCGTTCCCATTCCCCCATGCCGGAAAGGATTCCGTTGATCTCATGGGAATCGCTTTTCTTCATCATCTTTAAGTCCCCGCTGAAACACTCGCACCAGACCTCTGCCGCGCACACCCGGTCCCTGGGGACAAGCAGGGATGCATCGTAAGTATCCTTCCCGAAATTCCAGAACTCCCGCCTTGCATCCAGGTTCCGCCGGTTCCAGTCTGCCGGCACCGGCCGTTCCAGAAATTCCCGGATGATCCCCTCCCTGGGACTGCTCTCCCTATGTTCCTCCTGCTGTCTCCCGGCCTCCAGGACACTGTCCCCCTCCAGGAACAGCTTCTCCCCGCACTGCCACCGGACACAGGCTTCCGCCCAGATCTGGTCCGCCTCCTCTGCCAGTTCCGTAAAAATGTGCTTTGACGGGATCCCTTTTCCCAGGTCCACCGGCCAGAAACGCCGGTTCCCGGTACGGTCCTTTAAAAACTCCCGGTCATTGGTGGTCCCCACGATGATGCAGGACCTGGGAAACGGCTTTGTCCGGCGCCCGTAGGGTTCCCGGTACACATCCTCCGTCCTGCTTAAAAACTGCTTGACCGTGTTCATTTCCGACTTGTTCATCCCTGCCAGCTCCCCGGCCTCTATGATCCAGTAACCCTGGATCAGCTCTGCCGCGTCCTTCCCCTCAAAGGTGGCCAGGCTGTCCGAATACCAGTCCTTTCCCAGTATCCGGAAAAAGGTGCTCTTCCCCACCCCCTGGGCCCCGGACAGGATCAGCATGCAGTCGAACTTTGTGCCCGGGTCCATGGCGCGGGCCACGGCAGCCGCCAGGGTCTTCCTTGTCACATCCCGGACGTACCTGCAGTCCTCCGCGCCGAAATAGTCCACCAGCAGGGTGTCCAGGCGCGGGATCCCGTCCCACACCAGCCCCCTGAGGTATTTCTGCACCCGGTTCTCCCGGTGCCCCACGGCATAGACCGCCATGGCATCCAGGATCTTCTCCTTTCCCGTTATCCCGTAAGTCTTTTCCATGTAGTGGCGCATACCGGCGTCGTCCTCGTCCGCCCATGCCCTGGGCCTGCGGTACCCGGACACGGCATCCCAGGGCATGGGCTTTCCCACAACCGCCCGGTTGGCAAACTCATCGTGCCAGAAATGCCCGTGGAGCCCCGGGTCGTGGCACAGGACCACCAGCACATTGTCTATGGTGCTTAACGGCAGCCCGGTCCGGGAATGGCACTTTAACAGCCCCATCCAGTCCAGGTCCGGCTCCTCCGGGGAATCCCCCGGGGCTGCCGGCACCGCGGAAAACTCCTCCCGGGCCTTCCGGTACCGTTCT